CTGGATGTATTGGAAAAAACAGCTTGACAAAGGGTAAAAAAAGTTGTATATTAAACCAATGAATTATGATAAAAAACAACCACTTGGTGAAACTTATACTTGTCTTCAAGGTGAAGGTAAGTACATGGGTGTTCCACATATTCTTATCAGAGTTACTGGTTGTAGATTGAGATGTCAATTCTCAGATTCATTTTGTGATACACCTTATGCTTCTTGGAAACCTGAGAAAGGTATATTCACATTAAATGATGTTGTAAAGGTATACGAATCAAATCCACAAATTAAACATACAATGGTTACAGGTGGAGGTCCTACAATACATCCAGAGTTATTAAAAGAGTTATGTGTTATCGGTAAAAAGTATGACCATACAATAACAATAGAAACTGAAGGTAGTGAGTTCGTACAAACAGAAGCTGATTGTATTTCACTATCACCAAAGTTATCTAACTCTACACCAAGACCAGGTACTTGGATGACCTATGCTAATCGTGAAGTTACAGAAAAAGATAAACAACAACACGAGAAGTGGAGATGTAACTACGATGCTATGAGACAACTGATTGACAATCATGAAGACTATCAGTTAAAACCAGTTATATCAAATGAAAAAGATTTACAAGAAGTTAAAGAGTTGCAGAAGATATTAGACATTCCAAATAATATGGTTTGGTTAATGCCCGAAGGTTTAGTATCTGAACAACTAAATGAAAGAAGAGTTTGGTTAATGGAGATATGTGAACGAGAAGGTTACAATTATACAGACCGATTACATATCATAGCTTTTGGAGATGTTCGTGGTGTTTGATATTATAGGTTGGTTAGGTACAATATGTATCTTATTTGGTTACTATCTAAATGCAAGAAAGTTAGAAGTATCTTGGATAGTTTGGTTTTTAGGAAATTTATTTATGTTAGTATATTCTGTTTACATAAAAGCAAATCCACAAGTTTTACTTGCAGTAGTTCTTATGGTTTTAAATGTTTATGGTTATCTTAATTGGAGAAAAAGTAAGTGAGAGCAATATTAAGTTTAAGTGGTGGACTAGATTCCACTGCATTGTTATTACATCTTATACATAAAGGTTACGACATACACACCATAAGTTATTATTATGGTCAGAAAAATAAAGTTGAGTTAGATGGTCTAGCTCGTATTTTACATTATCTTGAGTATCAACAATATACAATAGAGAATAAAAGAGTAGATTTATCTTCAGTATTTGGAACGTTTAATTCTTCATTAACAAGTTCTGATGTTGATGTTCCTACTGGTACTACAGATGAAAATAAAATGAAGATGAATTTTGTTCCAAACAGAAATGCAATATTCTCTTCAGTTCTTTATGGGTTTGCAGTTTCTATTGCAAAGGATTCTGATGAAGCAGTTGATGTTTGTTTGGGAGTACATGCTGGAGATGGTAATATTATCCCACCTGATTGTACACCAGAATTTTATGAAAAGTTAGAAGATGCATTTAAGATAGGAAATGTAAATACAGAAAATATAAATTATTATTTACCTTATGTAAATAAAAAGAAATATGAAATAATTAAAGATGCAAAAAATATATGTGATGAGTTAAGTTTAGATTTTAAATATATTTTTGAAAATTCTATATCATGTTACACAGGTGATGGTTGTGGTAAATGTGGAGCATGTACAGATAGAATATTGGCTTTTGAGAAAGCTGGAATAGAAGACGTTACAAAATATAAGGAAGATATCAATGAATAAATTAAAACATGCAAATGGTAACCATCCATTAACCGAAAAAGAAAAACAAGAAATGATTGAAGAAGCTGCTGTACATTATGGTAATTATATGTCAGCTCTTGGATTTGATTGGAAAGAAGATCCTAATTCTTCAGACACACCGATTAGAGTTGCAAAAGCTTTTGTTAATGATTTGGCTAGTGGTGTTTATAATGAACCACCAAAGATAACAGCTTTTGAAAATGTAAACAATTATGATGGGATAGTATTTCAAGGTAATATAAAATTACATTCTTTTTGTTCACATCATCATTTACCTTTTATTGGTAATGCTCATGTAGCTTACATACCTACAGCAAATGGTATGGTTATAGGTTTAAGTAAATTAAATCGTATTGTTGAGTTTTATGCTCGTAGACCTCAAGTACAAGAAAATTTAACAATTCAAATACATGACCATATTCACAAAGAATGTATAGATAATATTGGTGTTGCTGTTATGGTAGAAGCAAGTCACATGTGTGCTTGTGTTCGTGGTGTTAAACATGATGCAATTATGAAGACTGCAAAGTTAAGTAACGTATTTAAAAATAAAACTAGAGTACGTGAAGAGTTTTACAATTTTATAAGGGATTTAAAATAATGAAAGTATTTTATAATTGGGAAGACATTGATGGTAGAGTAAATGATTTATGTCAAAGACTTAAACATGAATCTTTTGAAGCTGTATATGGTGTACCTAGAGGTGGACTAATAGTTGCAGTGTTGGTAAGTCATAAGTTGGGTATTCCATTAATCACAAGTCTTAGAGATATGTATGGTAAAAAGTTTTTAGTTGTAGATGATATAGCAGATACTGGTCGTACTTTAGAAAAATTAAAAAGACTAGAGGTATGTAGTGGAGCTACATTTGCAACATTAGATTATCATAAACAATCTTCAGTAGTACCCGATTATTGGATAAGTGAAAAGGGTGACAAGTGGATTGTTTATCCTTGGGAGCGTGAAGATAGTAAAGAAGTACAGGATTATTTAGTATGAGTAAGTTTAAATATTTTCCATCTTTTTCAGTAGCTGGATTTGGTCAAGCTCTTAGAAAAAATGTTATTTTAAGAAATGGATTGACATCTAGATTTTATTCAAAAGACTTTCCTGAAAGATATAGACACACCGAGTTCTTAATATCTGCAGGTCACTTTTTTAAGAACCATCCTAACTTCTATGATGAATTTGGATTCACAAAAGATAATTTAATTATGGGAGATTCTGGTGGATTTCAGATTGCATCAGGTGCTTTGAAATGGGATAAGTCTCTTTTAGAAAAAGTTTTTGTTTGGTTAGAAAATAATTCAGACATTGCAATGAATTTAGATATACCACCAAAGATGAAATATGAAGGTAAGTACGAAGAGTGTTTGAGAATCAGTAAAGACAATTTTAAATACTTTGCAGATAATCAAAGTGGTAACACAGATTTCTTAAATGTCGTTCAAGGTACAAATGAATTAGAATATATAAGTTGGTACAATGAAGTAAAACAATTTCCATTTCAAGGATGGGCTGTTGGTGGTGGTGGAAGAAATGTATATGCTTTCATGTCAGGTGTTTTATCTTTATTAAATGGTAAAGAACATCTAAATGAAAGTAATAAATGGTTTCACATTCTAGGTATCTCTAAAGTATCTGATTTCTTAATGTTAAATCAATTACAAAAATCTTTAAACGAAGTAGGTTCTAAAGTAATTGTAACCACAGATAGTTCATCACCAGATAGAGCAGTTGTTTTTGGTGGTTACTATTTAGATTATAATTTTAAGAAAGCTTCTTTCCAATCTATAAACGTTCCTAAACATGATGATTCTTTTAAAGACCAACCATTTCCTTATCTACCAGTTTCTACAGAGTTTGATAAAGAATATCTAAGAGAATCACTTATTTGGGAAGATACTATAGAATGGAAAAGTACTTGTACTACTGCAATCAGATTACATAACTTGATGATATTCAAAGAAGCTATTGACAAAGCAGAATACTATGTACATAGTCATGACCATGTTTTAGAACAAGTGGTTTCTAGAGATATGTTTAAACTTCTAAAGGCTTTAGACGAAATGGTAAAAAGTGACAAACCAAAAAATGTTTTTGAAAAGTATAAACAACTTTTTCAGAAAATGAGTAATTTAAAAAACGAAATCAAAGTGAAAGAACATTCTTTCTTTTAAGGAGTATATATGATAGAATTTACACCAGAACAAATCCAAGAAAATTGGAATAAACTAATTCAACTTATAGAAGATACGTTTGAAGGTGAACGTAAAGAAAAGTTGTTAGAGATGTATAGTCACTTTGAAGATAGGATGTGTGTAGCTCCTGCTTCTGGTCAATTACATTTTCATTTATGTACACCAGGTGGTTATGTACAACATATCTTAAACATTGTACATTATAGTAAAGAGTTTTATAAGATATGGAAAGACAACGGAGCTTATGTAGATGATTACACTATGGAAGAACTTATCTTTGCTGCTATGCATCATGACTTAGGTAAAGTTGGTGACATGGATAGTGACCACTATATCCCAAACGAATCTGATTGGCATGTAAAGAATCAAGGTAAGTTATATGTAAACAATCCTGATATTGCTTTTATGACACCACCTGATAGAGGTCTTTGGATACTAAATCAATTTGGTATTAAGATGTCTGTAAATGAAGTGTTAGGAATAAAACTAGCTGATGGTATGTATGACGATGGTAACATTCAGTATTTAAAATCTTATGCACCTGAAAAGAAGTTGAAATCAAACATGCCATTAATTATTCACCAAGCTGATATGGCAACAACTAGAATTGAATATGAATTAAATATGAAACTTGAACGTGAAGAGGAACAGAAGACTAAACAAAGTGTTGAAAAAATAAAGTCAGCTGTTTCTACAGAAGAAGTCACAGAACAACTTTCACAAAAATCTAAAGACTTGTTTAACGAACTATTCGGAGAAGAGTCATGATTGTTGAAATAATATTAGGTGTCTTATTAATAGTAGAATCATATATAGTATGGAATCTTATGAGAAAAACAGAAATGTTAGAAACTTGGATAGAAGATTTTAATGATGTGATTATATCTGTTAATGACGAACTAAAAGTTATTGATTCGATGGGAAGTTTTGAAACTGATGATGAGACTGGTACAATATTTAAACAAATACAAGAAACCGTAAACCAACTAAATGATATGAGGGGGGAAGATGTTGATGACAAATAAATCGACTAAACCTAAAGTAAAAAGAAAACGTAAAAAGAAAAGTAGAATCTATTTTGGTACACCTGTACAGAATGCAATTATACGATACAATGAAAATGATAATCCTGTAATTAAAAATAGAATTTACAAGGAACATATAGCATTTGCTTTTAATAAGTTAGCTGAAAATCTAATTCATACTTTTAAATTTTACTATTTTGATTATCCAATCGAAGAGGTAAAACATGAGGTTGTAGCGTTCTTAGTTATGCAAATGCCAAAATACAAACCAGAGAAAGGTAGAGCGTTCTCATACTTTTCTATTGTTGGTAAGAATTGGTTGATACTTCATAATAATAACAATTATAAAAAGATGAAGATTCATGACCAAATAAGTGTTTTGGATTATAATAGAAATGTAACATCAGAACAATCTGTTAGTGAAAATGATAGTTTTCAAATGGAGTTTGTTGACCAAATGTTAGAATATTGGGATAATAATATTACAAATATTTTTCGTAGACAAAAAGATATTCTAGTTGCTGATTCTGTTTTGGAATTATTTCGTAGACGAAGAAACATAGAAAACTTTAATAAGAAAGCTCTCTATATCATGATTCGTGAAATGACAGGTTCTAATACTCAACATATTACAAGAGTAATAAATCAAATGAAAAATTATTATTTTAATATGATGGAAGAATTTCAACAAGGTGGAAAGATAGATACTGCAAATACTGGTTCTATATTTTAAACTATTGGGGCTGTAGTTCAGTTGGGAGAACGCTTCCCTTGCACGGAAGAGGTCGCTGGTTCGAATCCAGTCAGCTCCACAAAAAAAGGGGAACTATGTTCCCCTTTTTTCTTGCCCGATAGTGTAGGACTATCAAACTATTTCGTACCTACTTACGAAATAAACCCACCAACACCAATAAGGCGACAAGTCCAGCGAAACCCGACTCGCCGAACTTATTAATGATGGATGTGAGGTTACCAATAACATTGACACCAAAGATACCAGTTCCGAATATTACTTCAGAAACTGCACCTACGGCTACAAAGGAAACTAATAAATGAACAATGTCATCTATATATCCCTTTACCATTGTTATTATTTCCTGCATGGTTATCTCCCGTTAGTTAGAAAAAAAGGGTTAATAAAAACCCTCGTATATAACTATAATCTCATCAAATAATAATTTTCAGTATATATTTATATATTGTCTTTTTTTCACATCCCTATATTTATTAGTATATAAAAACATATAGGTTTAATCATGAGTATAGATTACGAAATATTTGAAGGTAAATCTTTATCATCACTTTTCGAAGATATTTACAAAAACACAGAATATAATAGAAAACAATTGGACATTCTTACAAAAGAGTTAGTTCAGTTTATTAAGGATGGAGATACTGCAGTTCAGATAGTTCCTATGATAAAAGAGTATCTTGAAATAAATGTTAGAAATGACGACCAATTAGTAAAGATGGCTGGTATAGTTCAGAGACTTATATCTGCTGAAGGTAAAGCTGGTGCAGAAGATGAATTTGGATTATCAGAAGAGGAAAAAACTCAATTACTATCTGGTATTGAAGATACTATAAAAGATATACAAACAGAGTCAGATAAGATACATAATAAAATAGAAAATGCTGATAGGATAAATTAATGGCATATAGAGAAAAAAGGAATATTGACCAAACAACCTCTATACCTTTAAGTCGTTTAGCAACACCATCAGAAATTAGTTCTTACATAAAAAGATTAATTACTGCTTCTCAATATGATTATCATGAATCAGAAGCTATGGAAGTACAGAGTGTTACGTTAAACGAGGTAAATAATCGTGGTTCTGTATCTGGTACTTTTTTAAATAGTGGTAATTTTTTAGAAAACGTAAAACCTTTATTTGGAAACATGACCACAATACCTGTTATTGGTGAACACGTTGTGGTAACAGAATTTAATGGTCAACAATACTATTCTACTATTATCAACAGAAAAGGTTCTACTAACGAAAATTCAATACCTGGTGCATCAGGTACTTATGTAGAAAACACAAAGTATGGAAAAACTTTTGAAAGAAAAAAAGTAAAACCTATTGAGATAGGAGAAGGGTGTATCACATTTGATGGTAGATTTGGTCAGACATTACATTTTGACGGACACGACAATACACCAAAAATAAAAATATCTACACACGTTGATGAATCGGATGGAAACTTTAGAAAAGAAAGTATTGATAATGATGACGCATCAATATATTTAATATCTCGTGGTATGAGGGATAAGTTTGATGGTGAACAGATTGAAGGAAAAAAAGTGTTAATTCAGTCCGATGGTATATTTATTAAAGGAAGACAAGAGGTGAAAATTAATGCACCTAATTTAAGTGTAATTAAAGACGAAGTAAAATTAGGTAGTAGAGATGCTACACAAGCAGTAGTATTGGGAGATGAACTGAAAAAAATATTAGAAGATATTGCTAGTGTGTTAAAATTATTACCAGTAGCAATTGACAACACACAATCACCGTTATCTGCTAAAGATCCTCAAATGGTAAGTAAGATAGCTGGATTGACATTAAAGATAAATAATATGTTAAGTAAAAAAGTAAAAACGATATAGGAGTTATCATGACTAAAAAACAGTTGGTAAAAATAATCCAAGAAGTTGTTCGTAGAGAAATAAAAAAAGAGATAAATGAGATATTTATTAACGAACAAAAAACTTCATCTAAAAAATTAGCTGATGTTATACCACAAGTATCAGAACCAAAAGAACAAGTAAAGTATACAAATAATAAATCTTTAAATGACGTTCTGAATGAAACTGTTGGTCTTAGTAAAAACCAAACTAGTGAATATCCAACAATGGGTGGTGGAACATTTGACACTTCAAGAATGACTGAACTATTAGGATACGGTCAAACAGATGAAGTTAAACGTGACATGGTTGCTGTAGATACTATAAAGAAAGCTGGAATGTCTGTTGACCAAGTACCAGACCATGTAACAAATGCATTAACAAAGGATTATAGTAAATTAATGAAAGTATTAGATAAGAAGAAACAAGGAGGATTGGGATAATGCCAAGAAGTGCTAGAGAAGTAGATTTAGATCCTAGAACATATGTTGGGTTATCTTTTCCTTTAAGGGCAGATAACAATAACAACTTTACTATGACTAAAAATTCTTTACAGCAGTCTAGGCACAATCTTAGGAATCTGTTATTAACTTATCCTGGTGAAAGAGTAGGTAATCCTGAATTTGGTTGTAGGTTAAGGGAAGTATGTTTTGAACAACATGATGAAAACTTGCCATCAAAAATTGAAGATGTAATTATAGAAGCAACAAATGTATTTTTACCATATATCAATATAATTGATATAGAAACTTTAACTGAGGAAAACCAACCAGAAAAAATATTTGTTAGTATAAAATTTTCAACCACTTTAGATCCGTTGGTAAATCAATCGTTAACATTAAACGCATCTGATGGAACTGAAGTTGGTGGAGATAGTTCTGAAGGTAGACCTGGAGGATATTAATGGCACGTACAAGTATAAAAAAAGATTCGGTAAAATCTATAAACTATTTGAATAAAGACTTTAGTGACTTTAAAACAAATCTTATAGAGTTTGCTAAACAATACTTTCCAAATACATATAATGACTTTAACGAAGCATCACCTGGTATGATGTTTATTGAAATGGCTTCTTATGTGGGTGATGTTTTATCTTATTATATTGATTCACAATTTAGAGAAACTCTCTTAGCTTACGCTGAAGAAAAAAGAAATGTATATAACATAGCACAATCATTTGGTTACAAACCAAAAACAACTTCACCAGCTGATGTTGTTTTGGATGTATTTCAGACTGTTCCAGCTCTTAATGGTAAACCAGATTATAGATATGCTTTAACAGTTAATGAGGGAGCTCAAATAAATGCTAGTTCTAATGGGACAACGTTTAGAATTTTAGAAGATGTAAACTTTAAATTTTCTAGTTCTTATGATACTAGAGACGTTTCAATATTTGAAACAGATAGCGGTGAACCTACAAAATTTTTATTAAAGAAAAAAATAAAAGCAAGAAGTGGTGAGATATCTACAGAGTTTTTTGATTTTGGTTCTGCAGAAAAATATCCACAATTAAAGTTGGCAAATCCAGATGTAATAGAAATAATATCATGTACTGATAGTGATGGTAACAAATGGTATGAAGTTGATTCTTTGGCTAGAGATACTGTATTTGAAGATATGGAGAATAACTCTGCAAACGATCCTTCTTCAATTGGAGACAGAGAAAAAGTAGGTTATATATTGAAACTAAAAAAAGTATCAAGAAGATTTACGACTTATATAAATGAAAATGATGAAACTGTATTAAGATTCGGTGCTGGTATATCAGATAATCCAGATGAGGAAATTGTTCCTAATCCAACAAATGTGGGTTCTAATTTACCAGGTAGTCCGTCTTATTTAACAACAGCTTTCGATCCTTCTAATTTTTTGAAGACAAGCACATTTGGATTAGCACCTGCAAATACAACTCTTACAATAGAATACTCATATGGTGGTGGTATAGATGACAATGTAAATGTAGGTGATGTCAATCAATTAGGTCCAATTTCTTTTACTATAAACGACAATGGTCTTTCTTCAACATTAGTACAAGAATCAAAAGACTCAGTTTCATTTACAAATCCAAGACCAGCAACTGGTGGTTCTTCTGGTGAAACTGTTAGAGAAACTAGAGAAAATGCATTAGCATACTTTCAAGCACAATCAAGAGCAGTTACTAAAGATGACTATATTGTAAGAGCATATTCCTTACCAGCAAAATATGGAACCGTTGCAAAAATTCATCTGTCACAAGACGAACAATTAAGTAAAGTTGGTATGGCAGAAATGTTAGAGCGTGAAATCACAGACTCTGATATAGGTAAGAGTTTAAAAGATTTACAAGTTAATAATATTCCAAATCCATTAGCAATGAATATGTATACTCTTGGATTTGATTCTAATAAAAAATTATCTAGATTAACACAAACAACAAAACAAAATTTAAAAACATACTTATCACAATATAGATTGGTAACAGATGCTATAAATATAAAAGATGCTTACATAATAAATATAGCAGTTAGTTTTGCAATATTAACAAAAGTGGGTTTTAATAAACAAGAGGTTTTATTGAGATGTGTTTCTGCTGTTCAAGATTTCTTTGATATTGATAGATGGCAAATAGGACAACCAATAGTTCTTGCAGATTTAGTTTACGAGTTATCTTTAGTAGATGGTGTTGCAACTGTTGTTAATCCAACAGAAAACAATGAGAAAAATTTACCAATTGTAATTGAAAACAAGTATCAGCTTGCTCAAGGTTATTCTGGTAATTTTTATGATATAAATACATCATTACGTGGTGGTATTTTATACCCAGCTTTAGATCCTAGTATATTTGAAGTTAAATTTCCAAATTCAGATATTAAAGGGAAAGTCTTGGGTGATAATTTAGGAGTTAGGGAATAACGATGCATTATTTTACGTTTGCAGAAAAAGATACAACTATCTACCAAAAAAGTGGTAGTTTAAACGCTGGGTTAGACGAAGTATTAGAAATACAAAAAACCATTAGTGATGCTGGTAATTCAGTAAATGTATCTAGAATACTTATAAAGTTTAACTTAGGAGAAATATCATCTTCTATAGTAGATGGTACAATAACTAATCCATCATTTTATTTAAATTTATTTGATGCAAAATCTAGTAACTTAGATATATCACAAAGTATATATGCTTATCCTATAAGTCAATCATGGACAATGGGACAAGGACATGCTTATGATAATCCAATTACAGAAGAAGGTTGTAGTTGGAATTTTAGACAAGGATTAACAGATGGTACTCTTTGGAGTAGTGCAGTTAGTGCTAGTGGTGGAACTTGGTTTAGTGGAAGTGGGTTTGAAGCGTCTCATTCTATAAGTCATAAAACAGTAGACATTAGAATGAATGTTACTGATATAGTGAATCAATGGTTATCAGGTTCTATTTCAAATGATGGATTTATTGTTAAACGAAGTGGTAGTGTTGGAAATTTAGACTCTAATGCAGACGAGGGTAATACAAAACGTTTTGGTAATTTATCTTTTTTCTCTTCCGACACACATACAAAATATCCACCAACTCTAGAAACAGTTTGGGATGACTCTAGTTGGAATAGTGGTTCTCTTTCACCATTAACGATGGCAAACTTAGAAGATATGACAATTTATATGAAAGGATTAAGACCAGAATATAAGGAAACATCTAGAGTTAAATTTAGATTAGTTGGTAGAGAAAGATTTCCTGAAGCTTCATACTCTACAACACCAGCTAATTTATCTGTAAAATACTTACCAAGTGGTTCTTCTTTTTATTCTATATTAGATGCAGAAACTGAAGAGGTAATTGTTCCTTATGGTAGCGGTTCAAAAATAAGTTGTGACTCAACTGGTAATTATTTTATGTTGGATTTAAATGGTTATCAACCTGAAAGATACTATCGTTTAGAATTTAGAATCCAAAGCGGTAGTGGTGTTGACGAACTTGACCAATATTT